CGGTGAGTTATCCTCTCACGGTCAACGGTGGGTGGAACTATGTAAGGAGTATAAGCAACCCGAGACAACCATGCAGTTTGTCGTTAAGACAGGCGAAGAGCGTGGGAACCCTAACTCTAACGATCAGGTCAAAGACTGGCTCTATTCGTTAGGTTGGAAACCACGGACATATAAGTTTACTAGAGATAAGGCGACAGGCGATGAACGACAGATCGAACAAGTTAGAAAGAATGGGGAGTTATGCTCAAGTGTCAAAGAGCTTGCAGAGGTTGACCCTGCTGTTGACCTTCTTGATGGCCTTACAGTTCTTACTCACCGTGCTGGTATTCTTAAGAGTTTCCTAGAGTGCCACAAGGATGGTTGGCTAGAGGCCAGTGTCGCTGGTCTAACGAACACCTTTCGGTTTAAGCACTACCGACCATTGGTTAACCTACCGGGTGTAGATAAGCCATACGGTGATGTTATTCGTGGGTGTCTAACGTGTCCTGATGGTTATGTGTTAGCTGGTGCTGACATGACATCACTTGAGGACACAACCAAGCGTCACTACATGAAACCACTAGACCCTGACTACGTTGAGGCCATGAGCCGTGAAGGTTTTGACCCACACTTAGACTTGGCTCTACACGCTGGTGTTATCACTCAAGATGACATCGACAAGCACAATTCTGGGGAGCGTTCACTCAAAGCCCTCCGTAAGAATTACAAGGTGGTTAACTATAGTGCTACATACGGTGTAGGAGCGCCTAAGCTGGCCCGTGAGACAGGCATGAGTAAGTCTGAGGCTAAGAAGCTACTGGAAGCCTTCTGGTCTCGTAACTGGGCTATTGAGAAGGTAGCGAGCACGTTGCGTGTCCGTGAGTTGTTCAACGGTATGTGGCTTAAGAACCCTGTGTCAGGCTTCTGGCACAGCTTACGCAGCGACAAGGATCGTTTCAGTACGCTCAACCAGAGTACGGGGGTCTATTGCTTTGATACTTGGGTCAAGGAATGTCGTGGTATGGGACTAGAGACTATCGGTCAGTTCCACGATGAGATTATTGTTTTAACGAAAGAGGGAGACGAAGATAAGGCAGAGAACATCATGCAGATGAGCATGAACAATGTAAACCACGAGATAAATCTAAACGTACCACTAGGGACAGATGTACAATTTGGGAAGACTTACGCTGACATTCACTAATGTGAAAATAAATGTGAGAAATAGTGAATAAAATCTCCAAATGTATCCCTATAGTATATTACCAGTGCTGCAAACCAGCAGCTTAAACAGAGGAAGAGTAAGATGGCTAAACACACAATGGACATGGTTCTTGAGTACCCGAAGGTGTTTGAAGAAAACCGAGATATGGGCGGGGATGGAAATAACGCTGCAAAGAAAGCTGCAAAGCATGACGGTCAGTACGTTGTTAACGCATACTTCACCAGTGAGGAGCAGATAGAGGAACTGCTTGAAGCTGGGATGGACCCTAAGCCAATGGGCAACGACCGAATAAAGGAGGGCAATAGTTTTGGGATTGGTAAGTTCGTTAAGTTAACACGGATGCACGATCACAAGATGACATTCAGTGATAAGAACGGGAAGGAGACTGAGGTAGACTTCGGTGGTGCGCCAAAGGTAGTCAACCTAACTAACGGGGCCGAGAACAAGACTTGGTGGTCGTTAGAAGAAGATGGAGCGTTAGGTAACGGTACACGGGCTAAAGTCCAATTCGAGACCTACTCCAAGGGCGCTGGGCTACGGCTGATTGCTCTTGGTATCACTGACCACGTTGCCTACGAAGGCGGTGGTTCAACCGAAGACGACGAACTATTTATGGTGGATTAAACATGCGGGTGAATATAGACTTTTACTACGACAAGGAAGAGGATGGCATCGAAGGTTCTTCAAGCGCATCACGAGATGGTGTCTTCGATCTCTACACAATGTCTCAGTTCCTAGCTGATGCTATGCGAGGCGCAGGTTACAGTTATGTAACTGACGTAGGGTTTGAGAAGGACGATGGTACAGTCACCTTTGGGGAGATGTAAGTGAGCAAAGGCAAAGTTCTAATCGACGGTGATATAATTGCCTATCGTGCAGCCTTTGCCACTCAAGACCTTACTGAAAGAGATGCGGAAGAGAAGGTTGATGACCTCATTGAGTACATCTTAGATCAGACCATTGATCTTCCCTTCCCATCTCCAGAGGACTACGAAACGTACCTAACTGGTAAGACAAACTTTCGACATGACATTGCTAAATCCCACCCGTACAAGGGAAATAGAAGTGCATCAGAAAAGCCAGAACACTTAGGTGCAGCACGAGAGCATATGGTTAATAACTGGGATGCTATCGTTAGTGTCAACGAAGAGGCTGATGATCTAATATCAAAGGGGGCGGCAGAAACAGGTTATAACTGTGTTGTTGCATCTGTTGATAAAGATATGCTACAGCTTCCTTGTTGGCACTTTAACTTCGTAAAAGGTGAGTGGACTAAGGTTGACGAGTGGTCAGGTATCAAGTTCTTCTATACGCAAATCCTAACGGGTGACGCTGCTGATAACATAAAGGGTCTACATCGTGTAGGGCCAAAGACATCAGAGAAGATGCTGGCACATTGTGAAACAGAAGAAGACCTCTGGGAAACGTGTGTTAAGGCTTACGATGGCGACACAGAGAGGGTGATAGAAAATGCGAGGTTACTATGGCTAAGGCGGTACGAGGATCAGCTATGGGAGCCACCTCAAGGGGCATAAAGCATGGCTATCGGTCTGGACTAGAGGATCGTATCTCAGAGCAACTAAAGAGCCTTAAAGTACCGTTCAAGTATGAGGAGTTCAAGATCAAGTATGAGGTTAACGAGGTTAGAACCTACACACCTGACTTTGAACTCCCCAACGGTATCATCATAGAATCCAAGGGACGGTTCGTTGCAGCAGACAGAAAGAAACATCTGTTAGTCCAGAAGCAACACCCTGACCTTGACATTCGGTTTGTCTTCTCTAACTCTAAGGCGAAGATAAGCAAAGGCTCAAAGACTACGTTAGGCATGTGGTGCGATAAGCATGGCTATCTGTACGCAGACAAGTTAATCCCAGAGGAATGGATAAAGGAAACATAATGGCAGGAAAGACAGTAGTAGTCTTCTCGTGCGCTCACGTTGATCCCAGTGTGAGTAACGAGAGGTTCAACTGGTTAGGAGAGTTCTTGTATGACCTCAAGCCTGATTATGTCGTTGACTTGGGTGATGGCGCTGACATGCGGTCATTAAATACATTTGACACTCGTTACCCAGAGGCAATCGTCAGTCAGAGCTATGAGGCAGACATTGAACACTACAACGATGCACAAGAGCGTATTCGATGGAAGTTCAGACACCACCGACGAAAACGACCAGCTTACATAGGGTTTGAGGGGAACCATGAGAACAGGATTAAGAAAGCTATCAAACACGATCCTCGACTTGAAGGCTCGAAGTATGGCATATCTTTTGACCACCTACAGACGAACAGATGGTTCGACGAGTACCATGAGTATGAAAACTCCGCTCCAGCGATTGCTGATTACGATGGGGTCTCATACGCTCACTTCTTTAGTAGTGGCAACTTTGGGTCTGCTATGTCTGGTATGCACCATGCTAATGCACTACTGGCTCACAGGCATCATAGTTCTACTTGTGGTCATAGCCATAAACGTGATCTTAAGTTTAAAGACTCTTCGCATCCTAATGGAGTTATCGGTTTGGTCGCAGGGTGCTACAAGGGAGCAGCAGAGGGCTGGGCAGGTCAAGCTAACAAAGAGTGGTGGTCAGGCATTGTAGTTAAACGGGAGGTAGAGAACGGTATGTACGATCCAGAGTTTGTTTCCCAGTCACGACTAAAGGCTATGTATGGGCAAACGTAGTGACTTCGACAGAGTACCGAGGGACTACTACCCGACACCTCTAGCTGCTGTTGAACCCCTGATCCCGCACTTGCCTTACTCGTTTGACTACTACGAGCCTTGTGCGGGTGATGGGCGTTTGATAGACCATATAGATAGTCTTACGGATGGTCACAGTGAGTGTATCTTTGCTTGTGACATTGAGCCTAGAGACCCAAGGGTTTGCTTACATGATTCCATTAACATGGGTGAGCAAGACTTCTTGGAGTTGTATATGGCTTTCGGTGGTGCTGACTTGTGTATCACCAACCCACCTTGGGATAGAAAACTACTGCACCCATTCATTGAAGGGTGGATGCAGATGTGTCCAACATGGCTACTCTTTGATGCCGATTGGATGCACACGAAACAATCAGCTATCTTGATGTCGTATTGCGTTAAGGTAGTGAGCGTAGGTAGGGTCAAGTGGATTGAGGACAGTAAGAGCGTAGGTAAAGACAACTGCGCTTGGTATCTGTTCGATATAGCTAGAGACCCCGCTAAACAGACAGAGTTCTATGGGAGAACAGTATGATTACTCAAGAAGACATTGATGCTTTCAGCATTGTGAATGTGACACCGATGGAATATTCCTATTGGGTTGAAGGTAAGATCACGACAAAAGGTGAGACCCGTCTAGTGGAAAATGCGTTAGGTCTCGTAGGTGAAGCTGGAGAGGTAGCTGAGAAGGTAAAGAAATACCTCCGTGACAATACGAAGGTTAATCAGAAAGAGATCATCAAGGAGTTAGGTGACGTTCTGTTCTACACGACAGCCTTGGCTAACTATTTCTACAGTAACCTGCCAGAGGTCATGGAAGTAAATATGGATAAGTTAAACGACAGAGCAAGACGTGGTGTGATTAAGGGGTCAGGGGATAACCGATGAAGAAGAGATGGGTAAACAATATATTCGTAAGGTTCATGCGATACTGTGTGATGTGGTCAGAGCATCGACAGGCAATCAAGATACTGAACCAACTGTCCGATAGGGAACTAAAGGACATTGGCATTAGCCGAGAAGACATTGACCGTATGGTCTGGTTAGAAGAAGATAAAACAATGCGAGGACGTGGCGAATGAGCAGTAACCAACTACCAACAGACTATCAGTCATTCATCCACAAGTCACGGTATGCCCGTTGGCTGGAAGAAGAAGGACGCCGTGAGACATGGGGTGAGACAGTATCACGTTACATGGATAACCTCGTTTACCCTAAGATCGGCAAGGACAGCTACACCAAGGAGATCGAACAGGCTATCCTGTCACTGGATGTCATGCCATCTATGAGAGCCTTGATGACAGCTGGCCCTGCTTTGGCACGGGACAACACGGCAGGGTACAACTGTTCATACCTACCCGTAGATGACCTTAAGTCCTTCGATGAGGCTATGTTTATCCTCCTCTGTGGTACTGGTGTCGGGTTCAGTGTCGAGAGACAATTCATCAGCAAGCTCCCAGAAGTGCCTCAACTCTTCGAGAGTGAGTCGATCATTGTCGTTAAGGACAGCAAGGAAGGCTGGGCTAAGGGGTTCCGTCAATTGATTGCACTCCTTTATAGTGGTGAGATTGCTCAGTGGGATGTGTCTAAGGTTCGTCCAGCTGGTGCTAAACTCAAGACCTTTGGTGGGCGTGCCTCTGGTCCTGCACCCTTGGTTGATCTGTTTAACTTTACTATCCGTACCTTTAAGGAAGCACAAGGCCGTAAGCTGTCTTCTCTTGAGTGCCACGACATCATGTGCAAGATCGGTGAAGTGGTAGTGGTTGGTGGTGTACGCCGCAGTGCTATGATCTCTCTGTCTAACCTGAGTGATGATCGTATGCGCCATGCTAAGTC